AGTTTATATTGTCCGCTGCATAGACTCTTTTACCTTCATCAAGAAAGACAATAAACGGTACAGTGGGCTTTGATTCAAAATGATCATAGGCAACACTAATTTTAAATTCTGATTTTAATTTTTCGTAAAATATGCGGAAATTCATAGTTTTTCCCTTACTTTCCTTTCAAAATTTTTAGCTGACTCAGCTTCAACCTTAGCAATATGAGGAAATGCCCTTGTTCTGCTTCCATCTCTATTAACATGTCCATATTCTAGTAAGTGTGTCAATTGGTACTTAGGTTTATTATGAACAGTCTTGCTTTCTACACCCATGAAGCGTGAACCACTTTTAACGCTCCACCCTTTCCTGTACTTACCTGTTCTGTCTTTAAAGTCTCCTGATACTTTTAATTCATCTCTAGCTTCTTTGGCACTTTCATCTATTGCAGAGTTTAAAACATCAACGGCATGCTCATTGTAATCATCTAGTATTTTTGTTAGCTCTTCATCTAAGTTGATCTTCATTTCAAGTAGTCTCCGTAACTGATTATAGTTTTATCTCCTCGCTTATCTACTGACAAAACTTGATGCGTTTTGCCATCAACTTCAACTAGTTTTTCCCCTTCATATTCGAATGTCCACATTTCGAATCTACCAACTAGATCTAATTTTTCATTGGCAGCACTTAATTTTGCATTAAGCGATATGCTGTATGAATTAACATAGACTTCTTTTCGTGCCTCGATTGCTTTTCCTTCATCCGAAAAATCGCCTGGCTCGTATGTAGTTGTTATAAGAGTTGCTGTCTCGTTACTTCTCACGATAAGCCTCCATGTTCATCATCTTATGCTTCATGCTGATATACGAGTCATTAAGTCTTTCTGAATCAGGATTGTCAAAACCAAATTGTGCCTTGCAATAAACAATTACTGCTTGTGCAAACAATTTATTTTCTAAATCTTCGTTAATTCCAGATGAGGCTAAATCAAGTATGGCTGCATCAACTAGGTCCGCAACTTCTTCATTTAGCCCTTCATCTTTACTTCTAATCCTTAGTGCGGTTTTGACTTTTGAAATAATTGTTTCTTTAGATACAGCCATATATCATTACTCCTCTGTCTTTTTCTTACGAGCTAACGTTCTTTTCTTTGGTTCTTCCGCTGCAGGTGCATCTTCTGAAAGTGTATCACCTTTAGGTGTTTCTTCTGAAGGTGTTTCTTTGATTGCCTCAGCTACTTCTTTTTCAATAAATAGCCTCATCCTATCTTCTGCGCACCCTTTTGTTGTAAGGATTTCTCCTGGTGAAAAATCTCTATCTTCTTCAATGCCATGAAAAAGCCTTGTGACTTTGATTTTCATTTCCTATTCCTCCTATACTGCCTGGACAAGTTTAAGATGTGCAAATGCCCTAGTGTCAAGAACACCACCATCTGCTATCATATATTCAACATAGTCAGTTTTTCTTGCCTTTGCATGATCTTCTACTGTCATTGACATTTCCTCATTTACGTTAAATCTGTAACCTCGTACAACATTGCCGATAATAATTTCATTATCATCTAGTGATGCATCTTCTTTTACATCCATGCCAAACACTTTAGCGACTCCGTTATCACTTACCGATGGAACAAAGAATGGTCTTCCCATTTCGTCAACAACATTGGCAAGGATTGTCCATATAACATTTGAATTTGCATAAACTTTGGCACCTTTCTTATAACTTGAGTGGATTTTTGAAATTGCATCTGTAAGTTCTTTGTAAGTAAGTTTTCCAGTTTCTTTTACCGTTACTTGCTGCCCTTTGTCACTTTCTAATGCTTTAATTATTCCTATTGGCTGATTGTTGCCATCCCCCTTTGTTACTCCCGTTCCTAGTGCTGCAGACATTCTTTCACCTAGTTCATTGATTAAAAACTTTTCAAAGTCATCAATTGCCATCTTTTTAAGTTTCCATGAAATCGTTGCAGCCTTTGATAATTCGTGTCCTTTAAGTATTAGCTCCCCAAAATCATTTTCCTCATCTTCTGTGTCATTTCCTTCGACATACCACTTAGCATCTCCCGATTTGATTCCATTATGTTTTGGTATTCTTAATTCGCCAGGCACACTTGTTCTTTCCATATCCTCAGCTACACCGTATCCTTCTGTTGCTCTTGCCCAAATTTTATCCTGGGTAGTTCTTGGAATAAGTATCGCAGTATTTTTTGTGTCATGTGTAAATACATTGTTAAATGCCTTGTTTTCCTCGTCAATAACTGCCATCTCTGATGCTGTCAGGCTCTTGCCCAAAATTGAGTTTAAAAATGCTTCTCTGTAATTGTTCTTCACTTCGTTTGTACCTCCAATTGTTTTTAAAATTTTCCCTTCTGCTTCGTTTTTGAATTCTCCAACCTTGTTTTCTGCTCTTGGTAGAATTTCATCCTTTAAATTAAAATTGTTTAGCTTTGCTTCTAAATTGCCCTTCTTCTCTTTTGGATCCTTTTCTTTTTCTTCTTCAGTAGTCTCCTCAGTTTCCTCTTCTTCGTCTGGATCTTCTTTTTCTTCTTGCTTTTCTTCCCGAGGTGCTACTTCCTTGTCTGGATTTTCTTCCTGAGTTTCTTCTTTTTCATCCAGGATTTCTTTTTTCTCTTCTTCGTCAGGCTTTACATTTGTTAGTTCTTCATCTTCTAACGCCTGCTTTAATTCCTTGCTCATCTTACCTCCATGAATTTGATTCTTTACTTTGTTTATAACTTCTTTTGCTAGTATCGGTGTCTTGCTATTAAGCAGCATAGGTGTTTTGGCATCATCAAATAAGATCTCGTCAATGAATCCCTTTTCTTTAGCGTCTTGAGCAGTTAGCCATGTTTCATCATTCATAAGAGCAAGTAATTCATCTTCCGAGAGTCCAGTTTTTAGTCTATAAGCATTTGCAATTGTTTTGTCGCAGCCACTTAACACCTCTGCTTCATGAGTCATGTTGTTTTTATCTCCAGCAGTAAATGTTGACACATTATGTATCATCATCTGTGAAGTTGGAGACATCTTTATCACGTCACCTGCCATTGCAACTACTGATGCCATGCTTGCAGCAAGTCCCGTTACTACCGTTGTTACTTTTCCTTTATGATTTTTCAGCTTCGTATATATTTCCGAGCCTGAGAAAACATCGCCACCATTTGAATTTATATTTACGGTTATATCCTCATCGGGATCACCTATATTGATCATGTTTGGTGATGTATATTCCATGCCTAGCCACTCATATACTTCAGCATAATCATTTGGTATAATTGGTCCTCTAATATCAATCTGCATCGTTGCCCTCCTGTCTTGTTGGTGCTGTATCTAATCTTCTAACCATGACATCTCCACCTTCTACTGGTGAATATCCCATGATCTCTCTAACTTCATTTGGTGTCATCATGCCCCTATCTACAAATTGAACTAATTGCAATTTTGTGCTCATAGATGCAAAAGACAAGTTAGAGGCTTCTAGTTTAATCTTGTTGTCATAGCTTCGTTCTTTTCTTGTAAATAGTTTTCTTGTTAGCTCATTTGAAAATTGGATTAGATCAGGCTCAATTACATTTTCATAATAAGAAATCCATTCATCTTCCGTATATTGTGAATGGATTATTTTCTCGTTAGTATTAAAATATGCGTAAACTCTTTTAATGATATTCTGATTTTGCAAGGCATTTGGTACATAGTCTTGTGTGTCAACCCTTATGACCTCTGCATCTGCACCTACCGCTGCAACTCCACCTGTTTTAGCCTCTGTTGATGTGTAAATTTGAGCAAACTCTGCTGCTCTTTTTTCTAGATCCTTTTGCTTTAAAGCTGTTGCAAATTTAAGTAGCCATCTAATCACAGTTGAATTCTTTATTGCATGAACAAGCCCTTGATCCATTGTTCCTACAACATCCATCAAATCCGTTAATGTTTTGCCTGGACTACTACCAAGAAATACATCCGTTCCATAGTCTTTTCTAAGATGTATTATGTTCGCATATCTAGCTGTCCAATACTGCCCATCATGCATTAAAAACCTAATGTATAGTTCTTTTGTTTCATCTATCTGAATTTCAAATGATCTACAGTCAATCGGGTACAGTGCTGTTACAACATTCTGGTTTCTTTCAACAAAAGCAAATGCATTGTTATTTAATTCAAGTTGCACCGCCATTTTTTCCTGGAACATCTGACCAGTCATATACTCATTCGGTTCTTCAAGTAAAAATCTAATTTTTGGATCTTCATTGACTTTTAGAGTCCCTTTTTTCTGGTCTCGTTGAATGTGTTTTGCAACAGCTTTTCCTATTGCTCTAGCCTTTGGTCTAATAGCCGCCCTTATAATATCCGATTCGTATAGTCGTCCTTCATAACTAAAAAAAGAACCTGTTCGCATGGAAATCATTTCAAAATTTCCACTAGATTCTTTCTTAGCAAAGGCATTTTTAATCATGTTTATAACGCCCATTTATCCTCCTATCAAGTTTTTATACTCTTCTAAATGTCTATCCCTTGCAACATAAGCATCTAATAGTGCTGCAAAGCCATCAATTTTTTGTCTAGGGCTTGCTGACTTCATAGGCTGTATGTTCCCATTTTTATCAACATCTATAGCCACATTAGTCATGTTCCACTTTAGAACGGGGTTATTGTTATAAATAACATTTTTTGCTTGTATCTCAGCACCTAAACTATACATAGGGGCTGAAAGTGTCTGCTTGCCTTGATGTACTTTTTCAAGTGCAAATTCACCAAACTTATGTTTTAAGTCGTCAACAAAATATTGAGCTGACCATGCATCATATCCAATCCAGGAAATATATAAATCATGTTCGTTTCTCAGTTCCTCAAACCAAGCGATTATATCTTTATAGTTTATTATATTGCCTTCGCATACTCTTAAATAGCCCTGGTCAATCCACTTGTCATAAGGTATTTTATCTTCCCTTATTCTTCTATCTACAAATTCAGACGGCATCCAGAACATCGACTGGACATATAGCTTGGGATCATTTGGCAAATTAAATATAACCGCTGCAGATGTTAAGTCAGTTGTCCTTGATAGGTCCACTCCTGCAATCGCATAATCAGGTTTTAATTCTCCAATGTCAAATGTTTCTCTATTGTCTATGTCTTCAAAGCTTAACCACGTTTCACCTGCTGTTTCAGGAATATTGAATTCCTTAGTTAACAGATTTTTTATTAGCTGTGGGTTATGCTTTGCTCTTTCCACTTTTTCTTTAAGTGCTGTTATGCTTTTAGATACTCCAAGATTTGGGTTTGCTTTTATCCATGCTTTTGGATCTGTCCACTCTTTTCTATCATCAAGCTCATATATAATAGCTAGTGTTCTAGGATCTTTATATCCATCAGGATCCTCATAGCCATTTATAATTCTTGTAGCTTCCGAGTAGATCTCATCGTAAATGTCTTCACGTACAACTCCAGCAGTTGATGTCATAAATATCATAGGTTCATCCCTTGCTGTAACACCGTCTGCTACAATGTCATATAGTTTTCTTCCAAGTTTCCATTGCTGGAACTCGTCCATAAGTGCACAAAACACATTAAGTCCATCGAGTGTGTCTGCATTTGATGCAAGCGGTTTAAAAATAGAGTCCATAGCGTCATAAGCAATTTCAGAGATAGTTGCTCTTGTACGCTTCTTAAGTGCGCTTGACTTATTGCGCATCCTCTTTGCTTCTAGCCATGTGATTTTAGCTTGATCTCTTGTTGTTGCTACCGAGTAAACCTCGGCACCTGGTTCTCCATCTGCTGTTAAGTGAAAAAGCCCAATTCCTGATGCAATGAATGATTTTCCATTTTTCTTTGCAACAATAAGGATTACTCTTTGAAATTGCCTATATCCATCTGCATCTACAAAGCCATAAGCAGCACTAAGCATTGCCTTTTGCCATAGTTCTAATTTAATTAATTTGCCACCCCATTTTCCTTTAGAGTGCCTTAAATATTTTTCAAAAAACGTTATAATCTTTTGTGCTTTTTTGCTATCAAATGTATATCCATCATCAATAGTTTCATCAAGTTTTTTTGCAAGATACTTATATGTTTTTTCTACTTTTTTAGGTGCTATTATCTCCTTATTTCGTATTTTCTCATAGTAATTTGCGATATAATTTGTCATTTTTTATATATCAATGAAT